CTGGGCGCGGATTTCCACATCGGGCTGGATGAAGCGCACGATCATCGGGTTGCCGATCTGGTGCCGCCACCGGGCGGCGCGGCGATCACGCCGGGTGAACCGTCTGACCTGGCCAGGAATATGCAGACCAATCCGCGCATCAATCCGCTCGACACCCGAACAAGGGCGTGGCGGGCGGCCGAAATCCCGGCGGCGGGCGGCCAGGGCAATGCGCGCAGCGTGGTGGCGGTGCAAACGCTGATGGCCAATGGCGGCGTTGCCGGCGGCAAGCGGCTGCTGTCTGAAGCCGGTGTGCGCCGCGCGCAGGAGCTGCAGATCGAAGGCGATGATCTGGTGCTGGGCATGCCGGTGCGGTACGGCCTGGGCTATGGCCTGCCCGGCGCGGCGCGGCCGTTTCCCAATCCCAACAGCGTGTTCTGGGGCGGTTATGGCGGCAGCCTGGTGGTGTGCGACATGGATGCCCGGCTGTGCATGAGTTACGTGATGAACAAGATGGCCGGCACCACCATGGGCGACATGCGCGCCGGCATGTTGATGGCCGGCGTGTGGGGGGCATTGCTGTCGTGATCGCCCGGGCCCTGCTGGCGGCAATGGTGCTGGCCGCGCCGGCGCTGGCGCAAGTGCCGCAAGTTGAACCGCACCGGCTGGCGCTGGCGGCGGGATACAAGGCGGCGTTTCTCTGTTCCGGGCGCTGGAATGCCGGGCAGGATGAAGCCAGCATCACCCGCGATGATCTGACCGGGATTTATCGGGAGTATCAGGATCTGCTGCCGGGCCTGCCCGCCACCATCGACGAAGCGGCGCGCACCGTATCGGTGAAATTTGCCGACAATATGCCGCCGCGCATTGCCGTGTGGCGGCCGCTGTTGGGCTGTGCCCAGTTGCCGCCGGCGGCCGATGCGGCGGCGCTGGCACAGGTGCCGGGCCTGGTGCCCGGCCTGGTGGTGCCCGATCTGGTGGCGGCTGATGCGCGGCCCTGGCCCATGGGCGATGTGGCCGCGGTGCAGCCGCTGAAACAGCGCAAGGCGCGCGCGGCGCTGGATGCGGTGGTGGCCGGCGCCTTTGCCAATGATCGCACCACGGCGGTGATCGTGCTGAAAGACGGCAAGATCATCGCCGAACGCTATCGCGCCGGCTGGACCATGCACACGCCGCAGCGGACCTGGTCTGTGGCCAAATCGCTGACCGCCACGCTGGTGGGCCGGGCGGTGCAACTGGGTCTGGTCGATGTGGCGCGGCCAGCGCCGGTGCCACAGTGGCAGGCGGCGGGTGATCCGCGTGCGCGCATCAGCTGGAACCATTTGCTGCGCATGAACAGCGGGCTGTGGACGGCCGGGCCGGGCAACCGCACCGACGAGGCCTATGTGGGCGGCGCGCTGGTGGCGCAAACCGCGGCGACCATGCCGTTGGAACATGCGCCGGGCAGTCATTTCAATTACAGCAACAATGATATCATGCTGGCCGCACTGGCGCTGTCGCGCACGCTGGCCAACGATGGCATCAACGGCGCTGGCCGCCATGCCGCGCTGGCCTTTCCCTTCACGCAATTGCTGTGGCCGCTGGGCATGACCCGCACGACACCGGAAACCGACTGGCAGGGCGATTTCATCCTGTCCAGCCAGGTGTGGATGACGGCGCGTGATCTGGCGCGGCTGGCGCTGCTGTATCAGAATGGCGGGAAATCCGGCACGGATCAGCTGCTGCCGCCCGATTGGCCGGCGTTTGTGGAGGCGCCAGCGATGACGCAGCCTGCGGGCCGGGCCGAAGGTTATGGCGCCGGTTTCTGGCGTTGGGGCGGGCTGGGCGCACATGATGCGGTGCCGGCATTGCCAGCCGGCACCTATGCGATGAACGGCAATCGGGGGCAGTTTGCGGTGATCGTGCCGGGCCGGAACATCATCGTGATCCGCCGCGGCTTTGATCTGCCCAACAATCCCTTCCCCATGGCCCGTTTTGCAGCGGATATTGTGGCGGCAGTGCCATGTGCGGTGGCGGCCAAGCCCTGTTGATTGCGGGCAAGGCCGATCAGCGGCAGATTTGTGCAGTTGTGCGCGGCAATTGCGGCGAACAACATCTTCGAATTCAGCATTGATCACTTGCGCGAACATAGTGAACGCCGCACCGCCGCAGCTTTGCAATGGTAGATTATTGCCGGGTCTGCAGCGATTGTTGCGTCTGGGGCAAACCGCCGTTGCTGATCGGCCGAATTTGGGTAAATGAAAGGAAAGATTCGGGCCTGCGGCGGCCGTTGAGGGGCGATATTTGTGAAATATTTTCTGTTGGCCGGCGTTTCTGCCGCAACCCTGATGGCGCAGGCCGCTGAGGCCGCCAGTTTTGCCTATACGGGCAGCATGCAGCAATGGGTTGCCAGAAGGGGCCGGTACGAGATCGTGGCCAGTGGTGCGCAGGGCGGCGGCTATGGCAGCTTTGCCGGCGGCCGCGGTGCCAGCCTGTCCGGCATATTCCTGGTGCAGAGCGGCCAGACGCTCAACATCGCCGTGGGCGGCATGGGCGGCAATTCGGGCTATTATGCCAATGGCGGCGGCGGTGGTGGCGGCACGTTCGTGTTCAGCGGCAGCACGCCTTTGCTGATCGCGGGCGGCGGCGGCGGCGGCGCGGACGGTCGCGCGGGTGGTGATGCCAACACGGGCACCAGGGGTTCGAATGCCGGCGGTGGCCTGGGCGGGGTGAACGGCCAGGGCGGCGGCGCTGCCGGGCTTGGCGGCGGCGGCGGGGCCGGGTTTCTGTCGGCGGGCAGCAATGCAAATATTGTCAACGGCCAGGGCGGCAGCAGCTTGCCCAGCCTGGCCGGCGGCGGTGGCCCGGGCGGCGCGGGCGGCTTTGGCGGCGGCGGTGGCGGCGGCGCTTATTATGGCGGCGGCGGCGGCGGCGGCTTCAGTGGGGGCAGCGGCGGCGCCTATAGTGGCGGCGGCGGTGGTGGCTCGTTCAATGGCGGCGTTGATCAGCAGATCCTGGGCTTCAACAGCGGCGATGGCAGCGTGACCATTTCAGGGGTACCGGAACCATCCGTGTGGTCGATGCTGATTTCCGGCTTCGGCCTGGTCGGCTTTGCGCTGCGGCGGCGGGTGCGGGCGGTGTTGCAGGGCGGGTGATACCGCTGCGCTGCGAAATTTCTGAATTCGATTGACGCAGTTTTGGACGGTTAGCCCTTTGTTAACTATTGCAGAATAGCAAAAGTAAATAGGGCTGTACTGGGGGACGTCACGATGAAGTTTTTCCTGTTGGCTGGTGTTGCAGCGGCAACTTTGATGACGCAGGCCGCTGAAGCGGCAACGTTCAGCTATACCGGCAGTATTGTGCAGTGGATCGTGCCGACCACGGGCCGTTTCAGGATCGTTGCCAGCGGGGCGCAGGGCGGCTTTGCGTTCAACTATGCGGCCGGCGGGGCGGGCGTGACCCTGGCGGGGACCTTTGCGCTGACCAGTGGCCAGCAACTCGACATCGCAGTGGGCGGGATCGGCACCGGGGCGGCTAGCGGGTACACCGGCGGCGGTGGTGGTGGCGGCAGCTTCGTGCTCAGCGGTGGTTCGGCCTTGCTGATTGCTGGCGGTGGCGGCGGTGCCAGAAATGCCCGGGCCGGAGGCAATGCCAGCAGCGGCACGTCTGGTGGCAGCACTTACGTAAGCGCTGGCGGGCAAGCAGGTGCAGGCGGTGAAGGTGGTGCCGGTGGTTTTAATGGCGAATCTGGTAGCGGTGGTGGTGCTGGTTTCTTGTCCGGTGGTGGAAGTGCAAACGGCTATGGCGGGAGCTCGCTGCCGACGCTTGCGGGCGGCCTAGGCCGCAACGGCGGCGGCAATGGCGGATTTGGTGGCGGCGGCGGCGGCTGGTTCAATTCCGGCGGCGGCGGCGGTGGCTTCAGTGGCGGCGCTGGCAGCTACTACACTGCTGGCGGCGGCGGCGGGTCGTTCAATGGCGGGACGGACCAGCAAGTTCTGGGCTTCAACAGCGGCGATGGCAGCGTGAGCATCAATGCGGTGGCGGGCGCGGTGCCGGAACCATCGGTGTGGTCGATGCTGATTTCCGGCTTCGGCCTGGTTGGCTTTGCGCTGCGGCGGCGGGTGCGTATGGTGTTGCAGGGCGGGTGATGGCAGCGCGCCCTGTGGGGGAGCGGTGAGCCTATGGACAATGGCATTCACTTCATCGCCGGGCTGCCGCGATCGGGATCGACGTTGCTGGCGGCATTGTTGCGGCAGAATCCGCATTTTCATGCGGCGATGACCAGCCCGGTCGGCAGTCTGGTGCAGGGGCTGGCGCGGTTGATGAGCCAGGAAAATGAGGGCGCGGTGTTCATCGATGATGATCAGCGCGCCCGCATCCTCACCGCGGCGGTGGATGCCTTTTATGCCGATATCCACCCCACGCAGCTGGTGTTTGACACCAACCGGCTGTGGCCGACGCGGCTGGCGCTGCTGGCGCAGCTGTATCCGGATGCGCGCATCATCGCCTGTGTGCGCGATCCGGCCTGGGTGATCGATTCGATCGAAAGCCTGACGCGGCGCAACCCGCTGGAGCCTTCCGGCATCTTCAAGTTCGATCCCGGCGGCACGGTCTATTCGCGGGCCGATGGCTTGATGGGCGCCAGTGGCATGGTGGGCTTTGCATTGTCGGCGGTGCGGGAAGCGGTGTTCAGTGCCGAGCGGAATCGCATGATGCTGGTGCGCTATGACAGCCTGGTGGCGCAGCCATTGGCGACGCTGGCGGCGATCCATGAGTTTATCGGGCAGCCCATGTTTGCCTATGACCCGAACCATATCGAGCAGGATTATGATGCGCTGATGTTTGATGCCCGGCTGGGCACGCCGGGGCTGCACAGCGTGGGCAGCCGGGTGGAGGCGCGCACACGGCCAACGATCCTGCCGCCTGATCTGTTTGAAAAATACAGCGCCCTGGCCTTCTGGGAAAAGGGCGAGCTGCCCGAGGGTGTGCGGATCATTTGAGGCGAATATAACCAAATAGGCACGATTTTGCTTGACTAGCGTGACGCTATTGGTTATACATCCGGCATGCCTGCGGAATCGGCCCCAGACCTGCTGGGGGTTCCGCAGCCAGCCGGAGAGGCCCCTGATGGTGACGAATGATTTGCAGCTGGCGCTGTTGCCGGCCTCTGCCGCCGTGGCCAGGCCGAGCCGCACCAATGTACAACGGCCGCGGACGCGGCTGGGCCGGCGGGTGTTTGGCTCGCGCCGGGCGCGGCTGGACTTTCTGGATGCGCTGGCCCGCACGGGTGATCCGGCGGTGGCGGCGGCTGGCATGGGGATTTCGGTATTTGATGCCTATCGCATGCGCGACAGTGATGCGAATTTCGCTGCCAATTGGCACGCGGCCATCGCCATCGCTTGGGAACGGGTGGAAAACCGCCTGCTTTCAGAGCTTTTGGCCGAAGCCCAGGCCAGCGACGGCAAGACCGGCGGCCTGCGCGACAGCAAATTGGCGCTCGCCATATTGGCGCGGCGCGAACCGCCGTTGACCCGCGCTGGCGGCAGTGCAGCCGGGCGGCCGGTGGACTCAGCCCATGTCGCGCGGCTGCGCGCCGAACTGCGGGCGCTCGCCGATCCGGGCTGAGCGGCGGCCCCCGCCCGAACGACAAGGCCGTGCGCGGCCCAGCGGGAGCAGCCGCTCATGGCAGAATATTCCCCGGCAGCTTCGCTGCTGGATCGGTTTCGCGCGTTGCCCTTCGTGGTGCAGCGCCGATGGATTCACCAATATGGTGAAAACACAGTGCTGGCGGCGCTGGCGGGGGCGGGATCGCTCAGGCCGGCGCAGCTGCCGCCGCAGTCGGACTGGGGCATCTGGGTGATCCAGGCCGGGCGCGGCTTTGGCAAGACGCTGGCCGGCGCGCAATGGGTGCATGAACTGGCCGGCGCGGCCAGCCGGCGCTTTGCGCTGGTGGCGCCCAGTGTGGATGTGGCGCGCGCGGTGATGGTGGAGGGCGAATCCGGCCTGCTCGCCCGGGTGCCGCCGGGCCAGAGCCTGACCTGGCAGCCTTTGACCAAGCGGCTGATCTGGAGCAATGGCAGCGAGGCGCGGCTCTATTCCGGGGCGGAACCCGATCGCCTGCGCGGCGGCCAGTTTGATTATGCCTGGGGTGATGAATTTGCCCATTGGGCGCGCGGGGAAGAGGTGGTGATGAACCTGCGCATGGCGACCCGGCTGGGGCCGGCGCCGCGCATCCTGCTCACCACCACGCCGTTGCCGTTGGGCTGGTTGAAGGCCTTGCTGGCGGAACCGGGTGTGGTGGTGACGCGCGGGCGGACGCAGGACAATGCGATGAATTTGCCAAAAGGGTTCGTAGGCCGGCTGGAAAAGCGCTTTGGCGGCACCATCACCGGCCGTCAGGAACTGGACGGCGAGATTGTGGAGGATCTGGACGGCGCCTTGTGGACGCGCGCCCTGCTGGATCGCCAGCGCGGGCCCCAGCCGGTGCAATTGGTGCGGGTGGTGGTGGGGGTGGACCCGCCTGCTGGCGGCGGCACCTGCGGGATCATCGTGGCCGGGCTGGGCCCTGATGGCCGCGCCCATGTGCTGGATGATGTGAGCCAGGTGGCGGTGCGGCCGGAACAATGGGCCCGCGCCGTGGTGGCGGCAGCTGATCATTGGCAGGCCGACCGGGTGGTGGCCGAAGTGAACCAGGGCGGTGCGATGGTGACGGCGATGTTGAAATCGGTGGACGCCAATCTGCCGATCACGGCGGTGCACGCGGCGCGGGGCAAGGTGGCCCGGGCGGAGCCGGTGGCGGCGCTCTATGCCGAGGGCCGGGTGTTTCACGCCGGGGTGTTTCCGGCGTTGGAAGACCAGTTGTGCGGCCTGTTGATGGACGGGCGCTATGCCGGGCCGGGCGCGTCGCCTGACCGGGCGGATGCGGCGGTGTGGGCGATCACGGCGCTGTTGCTGGGTGATCGGCCGGGGATGCCCGGTATCCGAAATCTCTGAACGAAAAGGGCTTTGCGATGCGATTGCCATTCCTGCGGACCAAATCCGCCACCCCGCCGGCTGCCCGCAACATTCCGGCCTGGGCCAGCCCCTTGCATGATGAGGCCAATGATTATGGCGGCCAGGTGCGGCAGGCCTTTCTGGGCAATCCGGTGGCGGCGCGGGCGATCCGCATGATCACCGAAGGCGCGGGCGGTGCGCCGGTGGTGAGCCGGCCGCTGGATCACCCGGCGCTGGGCCTGCTGGGCAGCAGTGGCAGCGGGCCATCGGGGCCGGGCCTGATCGAGACGCTGGCCGGGCATCTGCTGCTGCATGGCAATGCCTGGGTGCTGGCCGGCTGCGGCGGTGATGGCCTGCCGCGCGCGCTGTTTGCGCTGCGCCCGGAACGGGTGCGGGTGGAGACGGACAGCCAGGGGTGGCCGACGTCCTATGTCTATCGCGCTGGCGGGCAGGAGCGGCGCTATCCGGTGGAGGGTGAGGGCAGCCTGCTGCACCTGCGCAGCTTTCACCCGCTGGATGATCATCTGGGGGCGGGGTGCCTTTCGGCGGCGGCGGGCGCAGTGGCGGTGCACAATGCCGCCGCACGCTGGAACCGGGCGTTGCTGGACAATGCCGCCCGGCCCAGTGGGGCGCTGGTGTACCAGCCTGGTGATGGATCGGTGCTGAGCCCCGAACAATATGCGCGGTTGAAGGCCGAGATGGAGGCGGCATTCGCGGGTGCGGCCAATGCCGGGCGGCCCATGTTGCTGGAAGGCGGATTGAGCTGGCAGGCGCTGAGCCTGTCCCCCGCCGAGATGGATTTTGCCGGCATGCGCGAGGCCGCCGCGCGTGACATCGCGCTGGCGCTGGGGGTGCCGCCGCTGCTGATCGGGCTGAAGGGTGACAACACCTATGCCAATTATCGCGAAGCCAATGTGGCGCTGTGGCGGCTGACGCTGCTGCCGCTGCTGGCGCGGATCCTGGGCGGGCTTTCGGCGTTCCTCAGCTGGTGGTGGCCCGGCCTGGCGCTGGTGGTGGACAAGGATGACATCCCGGCGCTGGCCGAGGACCGCGCCCGCCTGTGGGAACAGGTGCGCGGTGCGGATTTCCTGAACGACAGCGAAAAGCGCCGGATTCTGGGTCTTTCTGAAGGGGATGGCCAATGAGCACCATATTGGAAGGATTGATGGCCCAGGCCGAGGCGCAAGGCGCGGCACGGGTGACGTTGCAGGCGGTGATCGAGGAGGCGGCCGAGGCCGGGGCGGCGCGGGCGCTGGCCCGGCTGGGCCTGACCGATGATCATGCCGGGGCCGACATCGGCGAACTGCGCCAGTTGGTGCAGGGCTGGCGCGATGTGAAGAAATCGGCGCTGAAAAGCCTGATTGGCTGGGCGGTGCGCACCGTGGTGGCGCTGCTGCTGGTGGGCATCGCCTTCAAGCTGGGCCTGTTGCAGGGCGACCGGCCATGAGCGCGGGGGCTCTGCGCATCGCTGGTTATGCCAGCGTGTTCGACCGGCCCGACAAGGGCGGCGATGTGGTGGTGAAGGGCGCCTTTGCCGATGCGGCGGCACCGATCCCGCTGTTGTGGCAGCACAGGCAGGACGAACCAATCGGGTTCGTGGAGAGCCTGGCCGAGGACGGCCGCGGCCTGCGCATCACCGCCTGCATCGTGGGTGAAGGGCGCGGCGGCCAAGCGGCGGCGCTGGTGAAGGCTGGTGCCATCGATGGCTTGAGCTTTGGATACCGGGTGAAGGCCGCCAGCCCGGCCCGGAATGGCCGCCGGCTGGAGCGGCTGGAGCTGGTTGAAATCTCGCTCGTGACCTTTCCCATGCAGGGCGAGGCGCGGGTGCTGGGCTGGCAAGAGGAGCAAGACTGATGCTGGAGTTGAAATCTGACAAGCTGGCCGGTGTTTTCGACGCCGGCATTGAAACCCCGGCGCGGCCGGCGCTGGAAGCCAAGGCGGTGACGATCACGCCGCCGGCCAAGGGCGGGCTGGGCGTGCCGCTGGAAATTGATGCGACGATCGATCGGGTGCTGGCTGCGGCCTCGCCCATCCGCAGCATCGCGCAGGTGGTGGACGTGGGTTCGGCCAATTATCGCCGGCTGATCACCACCACCGGCGTGGTTTCCGGCTGGGTTTCGGAAACGCAGGGTCGTGCCGAAACCGACACGCCGGACTTTGCCGAGATCGC